CGCCGGAGGAATGCGTCGGGGGTATGAGTATCGGCGGCAAGCATTTATTTATTAACGCCTGTCTCATCGGCTTGGTACATAACCTGCCCCGCGACCTCGATACCGTGGATACCGCCGTCTGCTACCACTACTCGAACTTGGTAGTAGCTATCGTATCGACTGCAGAATCCCAGGGCTACGATATTGAGGGGGCCATGGTCGAAAAGCTGGCCTACAACAAAACTCGCGCCGACCATAAACGCGAGAACCGCGCCAAAGAAGGCGGAAAGGCGTTTTAATGGTTGCCTGGTCCTGGGAGACTCGCGCGGCGGAGTATTGCCAGAAGTTAAACGGGAAGCCGAGGGCCAGGAAGCATTACCGGTGCGGGGCTTGTCGCTCCCGCCGGTCTCTTCGCCGCGAGCTTTGGCAATACGTACGGCCGCCTAAGTGCCGTTGCTGCGGGGCGGTAGATTGGCGCCTCGATATGAGCCGTACGAAAGAATGGTTAACCCGTACTGGGGTTTTCGATACGTGCGATTGTGGCGAGTACCACTTCCCGCACCGTAAAGGCGGCGGCGTCTGGTGTGTTCATCATCCGACCGGACCGACCGAAGAGGACTTCTTAATTAGGTATGGCGGCTAGCGAATAATCCACACTTCTACGCCGCCATGCTTCGCGCACGTACCGGGCTTATGCTTCGAGGTGCTATAGGTGCCATCCTTGCATTTAGCCGATACCGACGGGACCTTATGCGCTATTAGTTGCTGTTCTACCGTATCGAATACGACGACCGCGAAAACTGCTAAAATCATCCCTGCCAAAAGCCAGATTAAAGCCTTTAAACTATCCATTATTCCGAGTCTATTTTATTACTTATAAGTTTCACGGTTAGCTCTCGTATCGTCTGCGACCCTATGTACCCTATCGCACCGCCAGCAAAAACCGCCCAGTTAGAATTTAAACCGAGCGCGTAAATACCATAGGTTACTGATAGGGATAGAGCGCCGCAGATACCAGCCTCAAGTAAAATGCGTAAGGGCTTGGTCTCTTTCCGGTCGTATATTACCCGTAAAATAGAGATAACAATCGCCATAAGAACGCCTCCAAACTCGGGCGGTAGCCTATTCATTGCATCTATCCAGTTATTAGGGTTATCGGGCATAGCCTGTCCGCCGTTACGTAAAAGGTTCATCTTATTAGCGTCGTAGTACAGACGAAATAATACCAGCTAACCCGCTAGGCGTCGACGAACCGCTAGCCGCGTCCAGGCGGTTTTTATGCTCCTGCTTAAGTACCCCAAAGTACGCCCATAGAAGCGTTACCAGGGGGCCAATAACTGCTAGTACGAATTGCCAGCCGTCCATTACGGATTTAACCAGCTCGCTATTATCGGTAAATACGCCGTAAGCCCACACAGAGATAGCGACGATAACGGCGAACGCTACTACGTGGAACGAGCCTTTAGCGATATAAGGGCGTGTACTATGTGGGTTCTTAGCGTCGCTCTCGAGCATGGTTCGTACGGTCGAATTACTCTCTTTAATCTGGGTAATGTCGACGTCGAATTCTTTTTCCATTACCGAGGCTTGCTGTTCCGGCGGTAAACTGCCGATAGCCTGGCTAATATCATTACCGGAAGCGCCGGCGGAGAGCTTCTTATCGTCTGGCAAAAGCTCATTAACCGCACCTACGATTAGTGAGCCGGTACCAGGTAAAGCGACCTGTAACGCCGTGCTACCTACTGTTTTTACAATATCCCAAAGTTTCATATTACCACCCTATTTTTAAGCCAGCCGTAGACGAAGCGTTCGTCCTTCTCGCGCTTCTCGGCCAATTCAATATAAAAAGCGCCCTGCAGGCAGTTAAGCGCCCGGCTTAACGGAATCTCGCTTCGCTGTTCCAGGTACGCCGCCAATGCGGATAAAGTCGCCGGGCCGATACCGCCGTCGACTACCAGGTCTGGATAGAGTCGGGCGCGGTCGTTTAGCGCGTTTAACGAGCGCTGCAGGAACTTACCGGCGCGGCCGTGGCCCATGTTAACGGCAGTGTCGGCTACCTCTTCCGCTACGTGTTCGGACAACGCCGCGAGCTGGTCGCCGCGTACCTTATCCCAGTATTTAGCGACGTAGATATCGTAGGCTACTTCGCGCGGCATATCGCGCATAGGCCCATGGTAGCCGTTAGCCCGCGCTACAGCGACGGTAATACCGAAGTTAGTCTCGCCGCCCGAATCGCTCGGGTCGTCGACGTACCCGCCTTCTACGGCGATAATTCCGTCGATAATGCGCTGTTTTAGCGTTCCCATAGTTTGTACTCCAATTCTACGCCCAGGGCGTCGTACTGACGGTCGTCCGGGCTAAACGCGCAGCTATGGTGCGTATACTTTGCGTTGGTGCGGAAGCGTTCGTCGGCCGACTCGTAGAGATTTACGCGGACGCCTAAGTTACTTGTCGTACGGTCGTCTGGCCCCGTGGCTTCACACTGCGGGCTTAACTTCTTCGTATGGTCCAGGCCGGCGTAGACCGAAGCGTCGTTTAGGTACGTACCGCTGCAGCCGCCGAGGCTGAATAGGACCGCCAGGCCCACCGCAAACACTACGGCCAGTACGATACCTTTAAGAATCCCCTTACCGTCTTTGGTACGGAAATACTCTTTAAGATTCTGCCCACGAAGCGCGACCAATAACCACACGGCCAGGACAACCAGGAGGGCGACGGTAAATTCGATTAGACTAGGCACAATGTTTACCTCTCGTAATTGAAGCGGTATAGCCCAGGTCCAGAAGCCCCGCCAGGATAGTTTTAGCGCTTACCGCTTTACCGAGCTTTAAGTCGATACCGACAGACTTAAGGCAGCGGTCCAGCGCCTCGAAACAATACCAGTTATCCGGATTCTCTCTTCGCCACGGCCATAGCACCAAGCCCAGGGCGTCGTATTTACGCCCGATATTGGCTTCCAGGAATTCGGCCGGGTCCGCGTCGGGAATATCGATAACGATAATTTCGCGGTCCGGTTCACTGGCTACGGGGGCGGTCTTTCCGAACCATCCCCGTTTAAAAGTCGTGTCCCACCGTTGCCCACCGTTGTCTACTATGCTGCCGTGGCTGTACCCGCTAAGGGTAGCCAGCGAACATACGACGCCAAACAGGCTATTAAACCGGGCTTCGTGTAGGATGATACGCATATCTTAAGGCGCCACGAACGCCGGTAGGCTTGCGATAAGGTCTTCGACGGTAGGTTCCGCGCCGCCGCCCTGCCATGTGGCTAAGACCTCGCGGCACTTCTCCCAGCACTTCGAACGCCACGCGCGTAACGCGTGGCCGTAGCTTTGGTTAAGCGGGTCGGCCGGTTCGTCTGCATAGGTTACAGCCGTAACGATAGAGTCGAAACCGAACTCGCGAGCCTTGCCGTCGATATGGGCGCCTACTGCGGTTCTATACGCCGATAATTTAGCTGTCTCTGCGAAAGCCTTTTTAGCGGCGATTTCTTCTTCCGAATCCGGCTTTAATGATACCTCCCCGGAATTAATATCTATCACCCATCGGGCCGTACCGTCCGAAGTTGCTAGGCGCCAATTATCCTCGGATATACCTACCGCGCCGGACGGTATTTTATCCCCGTGGATTTTATCGTCGTAGAATCCGGTAATAATCTGGTCTTTATCATAAGTTGCAAATTTCATAATTTAATACCCTATTGAGAAAACGCGGTAAACTCTATTGGCTACGGGGCCTACGGTAAAGCCTGTAACTTGAGTAGTCGACACTACGCCCTCGGCCGAAGATACGAAATCTTGCCCGGCTCCGATTCCGCTACCTACTGTAAGAAACGCCTGTAGCCCTGCATTTGGGTAAGTTAGAGGTAAATTAAACGAAAATCCTACTACGCCGCCGTTATCTGCCTGGGTGAATTGCCCCCATTGTAGAATTAATCCGGACGGCAGCTTAACATACCCGCTAGACGTTGCGGATACGTCGGTTTTAGTGAAACGCCCTATATCTTGCCCGTCGGAACGTAAAACTATGTCCGAGTTATTTATGTCGTCGCCGCCTTCTGCGAATAGCCCGGTATCTCCGTCTAATTCAAAGGCATAGCCCACGATTGACGTATCAGAAGCGGGAGCCCCTTTTAAGGCGCGGTTAGTGGCATCCACAAGGAAGAAAGCCGCCGCTGTAGCGCTATAGCGTAGCCTTGTTAAGAGTATTTGATTAATCGCGCCGGAAGGGATAGCCGCCCCGTCTTCTGTTTCTAGGGGGACTACTCCGAGCCCTGCAACATTAACGGTAGATGCGCCGGTATTACTAGCGCCCGCAGTAAATACGACCTCCATACCGTCAAAATAGGAAGCGGGGGCCGCTTGATTAGCGCGAGCATTTAGAACGTAAGCGTTAACGGCACCTACGTCGTCGTACGCCGTGGCGCGACCGCTTGCTATCTCTACTAAAGCCTGCAGGTATTGAGAGGCGTTAACATTGTCCGCGTTACCGCTCGGCACAATACTAGCAGCGTTTAGTAGCGCTTGTTGGAACCCGAAAATATCGTCGGCGCGGGCTTTGAAATACGGCGTACCGTCGCCAGCACCGGGCGCGGTCTCGTCTTTACTACTCCCGTATGGGTAGTTGCCGTCTGCAGCCGTTATACGCCCGGCCATTGTGGCGTTAGTGCTAGGGTTAATTGCCATCTTAAGGCCTCCTATTAACTGTAGTTAACCAGTATACCTAACCATTGTTCGGTAGGGCATATTTTTAAACAAAGGTCCTCGAACTCGTCCCGACGCGCGGTCGGTACTGTTGCTTGGTCCGGGAACGTCGGGCCGCCGATATACAAGAAAAACGGGTATTTCGTCAGGTCCGCTGGTATTACGTATTGCTTTTGGCTGTATATCGTTAAAATGCCGCCGTCTTGGGCTTGCGCCCCGCCATCCTGCATACTAACGGAGTCGTCGCCGATAAATTCGTCCGACGCTTCAAGAATTTTATTAACCAGCGGATAGCCCGCCGGCGTAGCGGTACTACCATCCTGGGCTACGTTATCGCCGTCCTGGGCGTCCGCCGCGCCGTCTACCATTATGAAAGGAAGGCCCCCGGTACCGTCGTCCAGATAGTCGAATGGGTCGCGCGCCACCGGTGTAACGTCTCCGTTAATAGAGCCGCCGTTCGGGCGACCCGGTATCGGCTCCCACCATTCATGGACGTAGACGTCGAAGCCTGCAGCCTGTAACGTATCCTGTATATAGCGCGGGTCCTGGCCGCCTAACGCCTTCCATGTGGCGTCTAGTCGGTTACGGCGCTCCTGTTCAGTTAGCGGCGTACTGGGTAGCGCGAATTGTTGTTCCCAGTTATCTAGCTCCCTGGTTTTCTGCGGGTCCAGGTCGTTATAAATACCGTCGAAGAACTCCTTAGAATCCTCGCCGATACCTGTAAGCCCCTGGAAGAATTGCCGGAGCTTCTTATCTACCGTTATGCGCCACGCTCGGGCGTTCGGTAGCAGGTGCTTAAAGATATCTAACCAATCAATCATACAAACACCACGTTAGACGCTTTCGCCTTTTCACCCTCGCCAAGTACGTAAGCGGAGAGGCTGCCGGGCGTACCCGTAGTATTGAATATCGCCGAGGTAAACGTCCCGCCGGCAGCGGTAACGATATCTTCGACAATCGCAGATACTCGAGTCCTGGTTAACTGGTCATTACGGGGCGGCACGGAAAGCCCTGCGATAAATGGTTCTACCGATAGGAAATATTCGGTTACGGCTGCGGTAACGTCGGTCTGGACCTGGGCCAAATCGTCTACGCCGCTGATACCCGTAACGGTAACGTCGAAGCCGGTACGAGTGATAGGGAACGAGTTAACGAAGGCGTTAGCATTACGCCGGCTCGCCAAGCCGTTAGAATCGAAATTGATAAGGTCTAGTACCGCCTGCAGTTGTGCGGCCGTAGGTATTCCGTCCGGACTCCCGGAGGACTCGACCGTCGCTTCGCTATATACGTTTACCTGGCCTGGGTCCCCGGTATATGGGTATACGTTGATAATGCCGGCCGCTTCTTCGCCCCACTGTTCGTAATCGGCGTACGCGCCGCCCTGGGGGCGTTTCTGGAATCGGTCGATAATGCGCTGGCGGTAGGCTTCCGTAGTCTCTGCGTCGGCCCCGGTTACGACTTGGGAATCCACGACGGCATTACGGTCTACATTAGCGAGCGGGTTAGCGAAGGTAACAATAGCGCCCGGGTCCAGGTTGCCGATAGCCCCCGCACCGCCGCCCCCGGCTTGGTCTGATACTGCGCGTATGGTCGCCTGCACGGTCGCCGCGTCCAGGGCTACCGCGCCTATTGTTATGTACGTAACCCCGTTATCGGAGTTAACGAGCTGCGTACCGGAGGGTAGCGTCCCGGTCTGGTTCGTAACGGTAATATCGATAAGTAGCTCGGCATTCGTTGCCGGCGTCGGGTCGCCAATGCCAATTAGCCGGCCCCAGAATTTCAGCGGGTTAACTACCACGCCGTTAACGGTCGTATCCTTCCCGGAAGCGGTACGTACGAATATCTGCAGGAAGATAAACCCGCCATACTTGTATAGCAGGATAAATACGCCGGCCAGGGCTTTAGCCAGGACCCGTAAAAAGGCTTTAGGTAGTAGGGGTATGGTCTGATTAAGCGACGCTTCGAGCTGGGCGATAATGTTATCGTTAATCTCTTTCGTCGTGGGTGTGGTTAAACTCATGCGCTCGCCTTCCAGTTTTCCACGAACTCGAAGCTAGACTCTTCGCCCTGGGCCTCGATATCGATAGTTAATTTAATCCTATTAACGCCTGGTATGCTGGCGACCACGGAGACCGACGAGGCTACGTTATTCTGCACGAACCATGCCAAGTCTCTAACCGCTGCGTCTTCTACGCGGCGTAAATTGCCGGTAGTAGCCGGTATGGACTGTAATAGGTGCTGGGTCTCGCTACGGTACTGGCGGGCCGGGTCGATTTCGTCGATATTCCCCCACCAGGTAGCCGGGTTACTATCGCGGCCGTCGTCGTCTTCATTACCGCCGAACAGCGACAAGTAGGCGGCCGTTTCCAAGCCGCCCGACATTTCGACAATACCGTCTACGACGTTTATTTCGCCGTCGTCGTCGGTTTGGAATAGTAAAACGTCGCCCTGTTGTTCTGCCATTAGTTATTAGGTCCTGTATCTTGTTCGGTATTGCCGGCGCTATCGTTACCCTGGCTATGGTCGTGGCCGTCTATTTCTTTGCCGTTCAATAGTAGACTATTCGGCATTATTACATTACCGTTAGGCTTTATAGTAACACCATTTACTACAAAATCCCCGTCGACTTCAAGCTCGAAGGACCCGTTAGGGTTCGAACCTCTCATAGAGCCGTCTGGCCGAATAACGAAGATACCTACGTCGTTACGCATTTCTGCGGTACCGTCACTTTTAAGCCACACTTCGACAACCTGGTCGCCCGTAGCCGGGTCGCGGGCGTAGATACGCTTATCGCCGGCCGTAGCTTTCTGTTCGTTCTTCGGGTCCAGATAGCCGAGGGCGGAGTCCCGGCCCGTGCCTGCCTGTCCCTCTAAGTGGACGTAGTCCTCCGGAAGCGGGAAAGAGTCGTCGCCAGGCGCGCTAAAATGCTGCGGGGTCCGGTTATCCTTCCCGCCTCTATCGACCGTAACGTCGCTGGTTTTCGTATCGCCTACCGTCGCTCGTACGAATGATATTAAGCGGGCTATCCGTCCCATGGCAGCGCCTCCGGAATCTGGCCGCTAAACGACCCGGGTATTACCAGGTTTAAAGTAGCGGTTTTAACTTTGCTTTCCCGGCTGAATTCTACCGAGCGGATAACGAACTCGTATTCGCTGTAGACCATGGCGTCGGGCGCCAGTAACGTAACCGTGGTATTAGGCGCCCATAGTTCCCCCTGGGGGTCTCGCCAGGTAGCCACGCGTACGGAGTAAGACGCCATGTTCCCGAACATACGGCCCGATTTAGCCTCTACGGCGGCTTTAACGTCTGCGTCCAGGGTATCCGGGGCGTTAAACGTAATAGGCCTTACGACGCCCTGTAAGCGCGGATTCTTTACCGTAAACTGGGAGCCGGCCAAGCCTACGATTACGGGCTCTATGCCGGTTATATGGCTGTAGTATTCCTGGGGTGAGAAGAACGGCGTAACCGATAATACCGGCGCGCTACCCTCCTGCAGCCGGGCCACCGGCGAGCCAGCTTCTACCGACTGCCAGAATATTAACGCCCCCTCGGGGGTACTCGATACGATTAAGTTTCGCTGCTTTGCCAGTTCGGTAAGGAAAGCCAGGACCTTTTTACCTGGTTCCGTTGCGACTCGTTCAAATACGGCGCCTTGGTCTGCCTGGAATATTACGGACAGGCCGAACGGGGCCGCCAAAGTTGTAGCAATCTCGCGTAGGCCTTGGTTATTGAATTCCAGCGGAAAAGCGCTAGCCGGCGGGGTGCAATCATTAAGAACCCCCGGGAGCGAATNCCCGCTTACGGATACTACCTTCTGGCTGTTTTCTACGGCGGGGCTTACCGCCACCATGGTACCCGTAAATAACGGGGACCCCCCCACGGTAGTAACCACGGGTTTAAACGAGAAGGGCCGGAAGGTTTCCCGGAAGCCCGGGACGTCGGCCTCGAATGGCGCGCCGAACTCTACTGTATCCATGGCGTCGACGGCTCGCGTAATGCGTACCTTGTCCCAAAATCGGAAGCGCTGGCCGTCGATAAGGATAGCGGTTTCGTCCGGGTCGGCTGCCGGGGTCTGGGTCTGCAGGTCTTTAGGCGCGCTCGGAAGTACCGGAACGGTAAGCACGGTACCAGCGGTTAGCGGTTCGGCTACGCCTGGATTAGCCCGGGCTATTCGGTCCGCTTCGTTCTCTGTCCCGTACTTCTTCCGCGCGATACTATCGAAGGTATCGCCGGCTATTACGCTATACATAGTAGACAATTTCCCGGCCCCTCGGTAGCTCTAATATCTCCGACCCGCTAAGGTCGTTAGAGTTAATTAAAAAATCGAGCTGGTCGTCTACGGAGCCGTAAAGCTCGGCGGCCAGGTCTACTATAGTTCGGTTGCGGTCCAGTACGACGCTACGCTCCTGTTTCAGCGAGAAGGATATCTCGACCAGGAAACCGGCGGTAAGCGCTACGGCCTCCTGTAGTTTCTGGTAGGCCTCTCCGGTATCTATCTGTTCCAGCGACTCGTAGTTATCGTCGCGCCAGGCGACTACGTCGTCCAGTTGCGTAAGGATTGTTTCGGCTGCCTGTAGGGCTTCGGTCTTCGTAACAAACTGGTTATTTACCACGGAAACCACGGAGCCGGTAACGTATGTAGAGGCGTATAAGTCGTTGGTGCGGAATTGGTTAGAGTTGCGCGAATCGTTGCCGGGGGTGGCGACGTTATCGTCTCCGGATATTATCGAAGACGCTAAGTTCCCGTAGGCGTCGAGTCGTGCTTCTATGCCTGCCAATGCTCGGGCCGGGGCCTGGATTAACTGCGTAGTCTGGAAGGCCAGCGTAAGGGGCTGCGCGATAAGAATATCGATACCCTGGTTAACCGAGTCGACTATCGCGTCGAATTGCCTACGTACGTCGTCCTGGACGTCTGCGATAGCCTGCAGGCCGTCCGACGCAGTATCTAAAAGCGACTGGTAGGAATTCTTTAGCGTTACCCTTTCGATGGCAGTATCGAGCCCCAGGGCCTCGCTAAAGCTGTCTGATACCGCCGCGTTATAGGCGTCTACGGCCGCTAATACGGAGCTGGCCGGGTCGGTTTGAGCCGCCGGATAGATAAGTCCGATAGTTTCCCAGAAAGTTACCTCGACTACCGCCTGGTTAGCGGCCGTCTTCAAATCGTCCCGGCGCGTTATGGTGCCGAACGGTACTACGTCTTTCGTGCCGTAAATAGGGTGTTCGAGTTTACCGGTACCACGCTCCAATAACGCCGACTCGAAGGCCTCGGCCTCCTGGTCGTAATCGTCACCCCAGAAGAATACCCGAAGAGGATAACGTCTTCCGGAATGGCCTAAGTCCTGGACGAAAGTACCGTCGGCGTCTGGGAACTCGAAACCCGTTGTTTTCTTATCGACGGTCTTACGTACATTCTCGTAACCGAAGGTTAAGCGCGTACCGCTAGGCGACGTATACGCGGCTTCCCTTATCCTGTCATTCCACGGCATTAAAACGCCCCCGAAGGTTGTAGCGCGAGACCTGGGCCAAGTCGGCCGCCGGTCACTTCGGCGCGCCCGGTCTCGTCGCGGATTGTTACTTCTGCGGCGCTGGTGGTCCGCTGTTCTTCAATACTGCGGGCTACCCGCTCGCCAGGGCTTACGACTTGTGGCCCGGTTCGCCCTTGCTGCTGTTCTTCCGCCTCGTCTCCGAATCCGAAGAATTCAGCGACGCCACCCCCGATACTAGAAATTGTATCCACAATGGCCGAGGCGGCGTTCTTAACCTTGTCTACTACGCCCATTATCTTAGCGACTGCGGCGTTAAAGATATCTACTACCCCGCCCCATAGGTCGCCGAAGAAGGCCTTAATAGGCTCCCAGTTTTCCATTATCAACGCAGCCGCACCGATAAGCCAGCCGATAGGACCGGCCAGCACGGCGATAGCTGCCTTAACTGGACCTGGAAGCCCCAGGAATGCGGCTTTAATCTCGTCCCACCAGATAATAGCGGCGGCGATAGCTGCGATAAGCGCCATTATACCGAGGACAATAAGCGTTATCGGGTTCGCGGCCATTACCAGGTTAACCGCAGTCATTACGAGGACCAGGGTTTTAAGAATGGTCGTAAGGGTGAAAAATACCGCCAGGGCTATACCTATTCGCTTGGCCCACTTAACGATATTTTCGAAATTGTTAATTATCTTCGCCAGGAACTCGCCGACATTAGTAGCGATAAGGCTTTCGTTAGCGCGTACCCATTCGGTCGTCTTCTCGATAGCGTCGGAAAGCGGCCCGCTTGTCATAGTGAAAATAGAAATTTTGACGCCTTCGACGGCCGACTTAAGCGAGTTTAAGCGACCCTGCAAAGTGTCGCGCATTACCGACGCCATGGTCGACGACGCGCCGCTGGCGTCCTCGAGTTCCTTTCTATACTCCCGTAAACGGTCCGAACCAGAGGCCAGCAATACGTTAACGCCGGCAATAGGAATTTTACCGAAAATACCTTCCAGCACCCCGGAGCGTTCCGCAGTACCGAGGCCGTCAAGCGACTTATTAAGGTCGCCCAGGATATCGACAATATCCCGCATATCGCCGTTAGCGTCCTGGGTCTGAATACCCAAACGCTTAAGAATCTTCGCCGCGCCCGTCCCCGGGGCGGACAAAGTAAGGAACATATTTTTAAGAGTGGTACCGGCCCGGGTGCCTTTGATACCGGCGTTAGCCAGCTCGCCGGCCAATGCTGCGAAGGTTTCCATAGACGCGCCGGCCGTGGTCGCTACCGGGGCGCCGTCTTTAATCGTTTCGAATAGGGATTCTACCGTCGTGTTAGCGCTGGTCGTGGTCTTGGCGATAACGTCGTTAACCCGCGCCAGGTTCCTACCTAGCTGGGAAGCGTCTTTCGTCATTAAGCCAAACGCGCCGAGGGAGTCCGAAGCGACGTCGGTAGCGGTAGCTAAATCTACCTGGGCGGCGGTAGCTAAATCCACAACGCCGGGCAATGCCGCTATAGACGATTCGGCGTCGAAGCCTGCCATAGCGAGGAAGTTAAGCGCCTGGGCCGATTGGCTGGCGGTAAACTCGGTCGTAGCCCCTGTTTTACGGGCGGCTTGCTCGAGCTGTTCGAAGGCCTCCGTACCTTTCCGGATTTCCCCGGGGAATTTTGCGGCGGCGCTTACGAGGGCTTGTTCGAAGTCGGCCCCTACCCCTATGACATTAGCCATGGCCCCGCTTGTTAAAGCGAGGGACGCGACAATCGCTACGCCGGCTTGTTTCATGCCGCCGACGAAGGTATCTACGGACCTGTTTAGTTTGGTAAAGTTACGCTCCATACGGCGCGTAAACTTGCCTACCCGGTTCTGCATACGGGTAACGGGAGCCGTTAAGCGGTCCACTGCTTTAAATACGGCTTCTACGCTGAAACGACCCGCCATAGTTACCCCTTCGGTTTAGTATGCGCTTTTAACTCTTCTCGCACCCCTTCATAAAAGAAGCGTATTTCGTGCGCCTTGAGTGTTCGGGCATCCGGTAGGCCTGGATAATCGCGGCTTATTTGTAACAGCATTTCGGTGTAAACCGGCTGGAACGTATGCCCTCCTTTGGGGAGCTTTTCGTCGGCGCCGCGACGTACTAGCAGGGTCCGGACTAGCCCAAAAAAAGCGTAGTTATAGCCATACAGACTTTAAGGTCTGCCATTTTCATTTTACTAAATACGTTCGCGTGGGTTTTAGTCATATCCCCCATAGCGGCGTACAGTTTACCGATATCCTCGGTTTTCTTCTTACGGTCCATTGCCATAAGAGACGCGCCCGTTGGCTCGTAGAACGTGATAGGTTCCGCGTCGTTAGTACGCTGCGGCGTATACGTCGGCTCGCCTTTGTCACTAATTACCAGTGCGCCCGATTGAATCGCGGCGATAACGCGGTCTTTCTGCTGTACGAAACCTTTACGGTCGTCTTCGTCCATACCGGCCGGGTCGACGTCCAGGTCCATACATTCCACGAATCGATTAAATTCCTCTTCGGCTACTTCTTTCGCTACTTTATCGTTCATATCCTAAGCCCTATTTTCCGGTATTACTGCTTAGTGAGAATACCAGGACCCATTAACGAAACCGACGCCGTAGCGTTCTGGCTGCTAGCCTGGGTCTCGCCTACAATCTGGGCGGTACCCTGGTAGTCGCTACCAGAAGCGTACGAAATGACCACGGGGAAGAAGTCGTTACGGTTCGAGAGTTCTTGTAGGAACTCATGGTCGCCCCGGTCGTCGTCAATTTCTACGGTAAGCCCGTCGATAGAAAGAGATACACGGGTCTTAATTAGACGCGCGGTACCGTCTCCGTTCGCTTGGACTTCGTTTTCGAAACCGCCTAGCTTTCGCTGGGCTTCTGCGTCGGCCGCAACTGCGAAGATACGGCCGTCGAGTGTTACAGATTCAATGCTTCCGCCTACGGCTGCCATTGTCTTATCTCCTTACGGTTACGCTACGACCTGGGCCGTACCAAAGAAAAACCCGAAGTTCAAATCGACGGAAATAATATTCGTATTCCCGCTAAGTTGAACCGTAGTAGATACATTCAACCGCTTAGGGTTCATGCTATCTATTTCCGCGAGGGTGTTATCCTTTGCGGTTTCCGGGTCGCTAATAATTGCATTAAGGCCCAGACTGTCCAGCATTGCCGACACTGCGGCTACGGCGGATTTAGGCTTCTTCGCGGCACGGTTAACGGTAGGCTGGTCGTCCGGAATCAACGGGGCGCCGTCCCACTCTTTCGTAGCGAAGATAAGGTCCAGGTTAAAAATAATGTTCTGTAGTTTAACAATATCCACTACGTAGCGATACGCCGGGATAGGGTCGCCGGTAGGGTGGTAGAAAGTAACCACATCGGACACGTTAACTACGCCGTCTTTCACTTCGATAGTAGAACTACCCTTCTTAACCGCGCTATCGCGGTCCGCGTAGGTCCACTGGTCGCCGTCGGCGCCTGGCGTAAGGCCTGTAGCGTCCTGGCTTCCGTAGTCGTGCGGCGGGTTATTGTTCGCTACCGGAGCGATACGGGCAAGCTGGCGCGCCGCAACAACGAACGGCAGGTCGTTAGAGCCCGGCGCTACAAGTTGCGAGTTAGTGCGGTCCGTCTTACGCGCGTCGGAAACTGCAGTCGCAGCCGATACGGTAGTCTCGGTATTACCGGTAAATACTACCAGCGGTTTACGTACCAGCGCGCCCCAACGGCCCTCGCCGAAAGTGTCGTATTTATCCAGGGTCGAGGTATCCGCGATATCCAGGCAGTTAAGCGCCATAGATTCCCAAACGTCGCCGACCTGGTCTAGCGCGGGCTGTACGTCTGGGTTAACCAGGCCGCCCGAAGGTTGCGAGATAGCGAAAGAAGTACCGGCAGTAGTAGAGCCGACAACCTCGACGAAAATATCGTTAGCGCTTACGCCCTTCCACTTCGAAGTTAGGTCTACTGCTTCGGAAGCGGGGGTCGTATCGGCCACGGCGGTAACTGGCATTTCCAGGACCGCGTTAATAGCGGCGGCCATTGCGGTAACAATGTCGGCCAAGCTATCGCCTACGCTAATAACGAACTCTTCCGAGTCGATATTATTGATACGCACGATATACGAAGCTGCCTCGGTCTGCGAACCACTCGGCACAATATCGCCAGTAGACGCTACGCCGCTGCCGTCGTCGGTCAGTGGGTAGAAGGTTACGGGGATAGTACCCACACCGTCGCCGTTAACTGGGAACAATTCCAGCGCGGCCAGGTGCAGCGGCGAGCCGAAGCCATAATCGGCGGCTACCGACGCGGCGCTCGTATGCTGCTTTTTGGTTGTTGAAAAGGTCGCGGACGTGGCACCCTGGCCGACGACTGCGATTCGCTGCGGTAGAAATAGAATTCCACCGGCGCGAAGGTCCTTAAAGATTGTTTTAATGCCGACTACTCGCGCCACTGCGGAAGCGTCGACCGCGCTAGAAATTGCCATGGTGATATCTCCTAATTATGGCGCTGTATAATCGTAATCGGCTTCGACAACGATTTCGCCGTCTTCCGTCCGCATTACATCGACCGACACAAGTTCTAGCGTTTCCGCTGGCACTTGTGGCGAGAACTCGTTAAATACTACCCGAAACGCCAGCCGGGCGCCTACTATTTGTTGCATTTGCCGCCCGTCTAGTTGCGGCTGGAAAACCGTAATAGACTGGGGCCAGCGTTGCCAGACGACGCCGCGTAGGCCTAAATAAGTATATTCGGCAGCCATCAAAATATTACGTGCCAGACGTAGCGCCTTGTGGACTTCCAAAGCCGCTTCCTTATCGCCTGGGTTATGCCCCCCGCCCATTTCGTCGGACGAGATACCGTAGCCGTAGCAATCAATATTAAAAACGCCTTCGGTTTTTTGGCGCTCCGATATGTTGCTGGCGGCGGGGTCAAAATTCGAATTATCAAACCATACGTTAACTATAGGGCTTCGGTCGGTTTGTTCGTTTAGCAGTTGCTCCCAAGGGTTAGACCGCTCGGAAAATATGCGGAGCTTCCAGTCGTCCGGGTCTTTACCTGCGGTAGTTGCTAACGCCATTTGGCTAGCTACTTCCGTGGCAAGTATCGCGGCTATCTGGTCGCGTACGACTTCGAAATTATCTTGTTTGTCGATTAGCTCGGCAATCATGCGTAAAGCTCCAAAAGACAAGTAACCAAACCGAGCGCCCTATCTGGGTTCGACTGCGCCACTTTAAACGTATAGGGGTTACCGTTGATATCGTTAAATTCAACTACCCAAGGCTTAGAGCCGCTATCGGCAATACCACGGGGTAAAGTAAGCCCGACTTCGGTTAAACGTGTAATACGAATAGCGACGGAGGCTAAACGGCCGCTTACAGCCTGCCCGGTGTCTGGGTCGATAATCTGCGCGATATCGTCCGAGAACCCGAGTAGTTCGTCGGTGTTCGTATTACCGCTAGGGTCGGTAATAGTGATAGGCCAGCCGAAACCAGTAGAGCCATCTTCTAAGATAAGCCCGAGGTCGGTTTCGGCTAGCTGGCGAAGACTCATAGTAAGCCCTTAGCCTTTAGCCACATGGCCGGATTTAACGAAGGCGTCTAGCGCTTCTTTTCCGCCCGCCAGGTCGTCGGCTTTGATTTCGGCGCCGTCGGATAGAATACCGCGCTTACTGGTGATAGCTTTACCCGCTGCAACGCTAAAAGGTGGTTTTTTACCTTCTTTCGCTTTGGCTTCGTCGGCTTCTTCCTTTGCCTTGGCGGCGGCTTTCGCTGCAGCGTCGGGCGTAAGGTCTTTGTCGGCTTCTTTTTTCTCCGCCTTCAAAGCGCTAAGAATATTAGCCAATTCGCCGTTATTCTTACCTTCGGTTTCCGGCGCGTCTTTCCCCAATTCCTCGGAGATTTCGGCGATAGCCTTAATAATATCTGCATTACTTGGCATGGTTCATGCTCCCATAGAGAGGACGCCCGCTAAGGGGCGCCGTTAATCTTAAAGCTGAGTATCCAGACAGCCGAACGTATCGATAGCGGTCGGAATCATCAAAGGACGAGCCCCGACGCCGCCGAACAGTTGTTCGCCGTCTTGAGATAGCCAAGCATTAGTAAACAGGTCCATACCGCCGTCGGCGTTAGAAACACGGCTCGGCAGTTCTGGCAGCAAGTTAGCCGCACCATTGCCCATAAGCGTACCGATATTCGGGATAGCGCCGAAGGTAGCGTCCAGACGTCCAGAAGACGCACGTACGATAATCTTACCAGGGTCGACAAACTGGACCTTATTACCTGTTTGTGGGTCTTTATAGCGGCCGCCATAAGTCCACACGTCATAACGGTAATTGCCGATTTCTACGATACCCCGGAAGGTGCCGCCGTTACCGCGCATTTCCATAGCCGAGATTGTGCCCAGGTCGATACGTCGGATATCAAAGCGTTTCTGGACTTCGTCGTCCGAGATAAAGTTCTCGAACGCATCGATACCCATAATAAGCTGGTCTGGGTCCGCCAGGCCGTTATTACGGATTTCTTCCGCCAGGCTATTGATATCGGCGATTTTCTGGGCGCCGGTAGCAGTTGCCCACGATACGCCAGCCGTCGGGAAGTGAGACGCTTTAGGCTTGAAGTCCAGCGTATACAGCGCGTTACCGTTGATATCGGTAAGCGTTACTACGCCAGTCTGCAATACCTGGGACGCCTGCACCTCGATAGAACGTCGGATTTTACGCTCGATTTTCGTCATACCGTTAAACATTCGGGTAATGACGTTCGCGCGGAAGTCCGGCGCCTCGAACGGATTTTGTCCGGGCATACGCTTAATCAGGTCGAACGAATTGATAGGGATAGCTTCCTTATGGATAGGCGGCTTAAACCCTTTATTCGTATACAAGTCGTCGGAGTTCATCCGGTAACCGGTACTAAGGTCCTGGATAACGATAGAGATATCTTCGTCACTACGGACGATATCGATTTCTACCTCTTCCGACGTGTGGAAGTTTTCCGGGGGGCTCTGAAAGAGTCCGGACAGGAACAGCATAGGCTGCGCCATTTGGTTATAAGCGCGAATCATGCGCGTAGTAGTAGTGCCACTCATGGTAAGCGCTCCTTATTGGTTATCCAGGATATTAAGCTCTTGTACGTCAATCGGTACAAGGCCGTAATCGCGGAGTTGGTCGATAACTGCCTGGTCGACATTAGCGGCGTCGCCGTCCGCGTCGATAACCAGACGTTCTTTACGGTACGAGCCCGCTACACCTACGCGCGCTTGCTCGTCGCCAGCTCCCGCCGCCGTAACCGGGTAAGTAAGAATGGCTTTAGGGATACCGTTCTCGTTAACTACGCCACCCTTAACAAAAGGCACGAACTTAAGAGAAACGGAGTCTACGGCCAGGATAGTACCTTCCAGCAAGGTAGCCGCACCAGCGAAAGTAATAGCACCGTCGCGGAATTGGGCGTCCTGCAGAATGACGTTACCCAGGTCGTTATTAGTAATCGTAATGTTCGACATGGTCTTAAGCCTCCATTCCGAGTTTAGACTCGACCATGCTAGCTACGGCGTCGGCGGCGTCGCCTTGGTCGTCGCTTGCCCCGGCATTATCGCCAGCGTCGGCGGCTACGTCGTCGTCCTGTCGGGCGGCTACGTCGCTTCGGTTCATGCCTGCGGTCATATACGTAGCCTGTAAGGTAGCGGTCATTTCTGAACCGTCCTTAATAGCGGCAAACGCGGTTTTATTGTCGCCCGACGCTTCGCCCATAGTTAAATGAGCTGTAACGCGGTCGCGCTCTTGGTCTACGCCCTGTTGCACCGCCGCCGTGTATACGTCGGGATGCTGGGCCTGTAGTGTTTTAAGGTCCATATATCCGGCCTCCGGTTGATTCCCGCCGCTGCGGGCGGTGGTTGTTTTGGTACTTTCGACCACTTTAAGCGTAGGTTCCGCTACTGCGTCAATCATACCGCGCTTTAGCGCCTCGCCGGCCAGTAGTGTAGCACCCTGGCCGAACTCGGCGTTAACTTTTTCTACAGTCGTACTACGCCCTTCGGCGATAGAGTCGACAAAGATTTCGTGCATTGCGTCCAATTCTTCCCGGACCATGGCTTTACCTTCTTCCGTGGTCACATCGGGGCGTTTTTTCGGGGCGTCCGTGCTGGTAATGGTAACTTCGCGGTCGGATACCTCAAAGGTAGCCGCTACGCCTACGCTACCGATTCGCGCCGCACGGTTGGACGCGACAACCTCGTCCGCCTGGCTCGCAATGGCAAAAGCCGCCGACGCGCCTACGTTAGAGATTACCGCTTTAATTGGTTTTTTGGTGGACTGGATAGCCGCCAGGGTATCGAATAGGCCGTCGAAGTGGCCGCCCGGGCTATCAATAGAAAGGGTGATATTGTCGACGGTATCGTCGGCGTCTGCTTCGGCAAGGGCCGAAATAATCTCGGTATACGTGGTATTCCCGCCACCGAAAAGCATAGCCAGAAAACTAGGCGCCTTAGTAATTACGCCATTAACCGCTACTTCTGCGTTATTCCCTGCTACTGTCAAAATGCGCGAATTCGTCTCGCTAGCGGAAAGCGCGTAGCGGGCTTCGTATTCGACTTGTTGCTGGACCGTCGGCATTACGCCCGATTTCTGGGCCTGTTCTATCGCCTGGCGGACGCTCGCTTCTAATAGCCACATGGTTTATTTTCTCCTATTGTCCGCATATTACTTGCTGTTGCCGTCGCCGTCAAAATGTAATACTCGTTACTGATCTATTTTATAGAAAGTGACTTGCGCCGAAGGGGCGTCGGGTACACCTAACGCCTGTAGAGCTGCGCTGGCAACTCCGACCCGTAAATCGCCGCTGTTGTCGCCCGTGCTACTTCGAGCGAATCTATTTCGAAACTTTGTGCCTGGTGGGACTTGCACTTCTGATATATCGAAGAATACCACCACCTCGTTAGACGAGCTTAACGGGGTATCTACCGAATTGCCTATTATGGCCCAGTTATTGCCGCCGTCGACGCTAATCTCGGCCCAGAAAAATAGCTCACTTACGCCAGACGCCCCCGCCCTCCCAGCTCTAAACCTCTGCTTTATGGACCAGAAGCCCGCGTCATTTACCGTAATAACGCCGTCGGCACCTACAGTAGCGCCGCCCTCGTCCGTAGTGCCTCCTGGACCGAAAGTTATCGTTTGCGGAGTGTCTAACGCCCCCGCCTGCAGCTCGTTACTTATGAAAGTTCCTTGCGAAGTATAACCTACCGTCGGAGAAGGTCCGCGAGCGGTCCCGCCCCCGCCGGCATTACCGGGGTTAAAAGGTGCGGTAGCCGTCGGCACTTTGATAGTACCGGCTTTACGCTTTTTACCATCGAGAAAAACGAACAGGTCATTATTACTTAATTGTACGTCGGTAACGCTGGTGCCGTCTTTACCTGGTTTCCCGGGAGGGCCTGGCGGGCCTTGTTCGCCCCGCTCCCCGTCCTGGACCTGGGCTTTAACGCGCTTAACCACGGTTTCGAGGTCTGGCCCGTTACGGCCGTCCTTGCCGTCTTTCGGCTTGGGAATCTTAGCCAATACGATAGCGGCGACGTCCGATACGTTAACGGTCGGGGCGTCGCGCCCGTCGCGCGGCGTTGGTATCTGGGCGACTACGTCTTCTACGATAGCCTTAGTATCGACCTTTTCGGGCTCCGGGAGCTGGGCGACTACTGCCTCGACAATATCGGTTATCTCGGGGCTTACGCCGTCGGCGCCGTCCTTTCCGTCTCGACCGTTAACGACGGCCGGCTTAACTTTTTCCAGGCGCTCTAAACGCGCCGTAAGCTCGCGGTTATCTTCGATAAGCTGCTTAACCGCCGCTGCGATTTTAGCGTCCATTTACGACCCCTTTTTCTTCCAGATAGTCGTCGAGCATAGCTTCCAATTCTTCGGCACTATCCAGGGCGGTAATAGCTTCGTCGGCCGTATCGTCTCCGAACTCCCGGCGGAATTCTGCGAGCGGCCGCGCGGCTTCAACTTTAAGCTCGTTTTCGCGCCTAAGCCGTTTTATGTTCTTACTAAATTTGGTACCAGTGGTAATACGTGCTTCCCGGGCATTGGTCGACCACCCTTCGTCTACCAGCATTTTAGACCCCTTGGCCTGTTTCAGCATATCGGTAGAGGGTTTAATCGAGCCGTACCACTCGGTAAGAATCCACGCTCCAAAAATGTCGTATTGCTGCGGGTTACGCCAGGACTCTAGCAGGCCCGGGGCCGCTATCTTTTGGAGTAGCGTTTCGCTAAGTAGCCATTCAACATACACGGGCGTACAGAAAGTCTCGCCCCAATCCGACCAGACTTTATTAAGGTAGATTTTAAACTCGTTAATAGCTGCCTGGCTGGCGCTATAGTTGTTAGAGAACGCAAGGCGCAGAATCTCCGGCGGCACTTCATTAGCCCAGGCTACGGCCTGGATAATCGCCTCTTCGAATACGCCGAAGTTAACGTCCGTACCCTGGCTATGGAACCCGACCGGTTCTTCTCCGGTCTGCAATTCCTCCATAACTAACCCTGGTATCTGGTTCGTTATGTTGTAATTTCGTGTTCCGCCGTCGCTGTCCGTAACGACTGCTTTATCCTTACGTACGGCGCCCCCTGTTACGGGAAGCGTTCCGGGCTTGTCCTCGGTCTTCTTAATGAACATTGCCAGGACGGAGTTAATAACGGCCTTACGTTGGGCCGAATCCCGGTAACGGTCGATTTCTTTAAGAGACTGCAGGACAAGGGATAGGAGCGGCTGGCCGCGTAGGTCGTCCAGGCGTTTATCGGTGCCATAGACGAGCCAAGAGATACGACGCCCGGACTTTTCGCCAAACGCCGGTATACGCTTACTGGTACCGTCGTCCTGTTTCACCCAATGCGCGGAAACGCGGCCTACGGTATCAAGCTCGACGCCGTGACGGATAACATGGCCTTTACGTAAGTTTACCTGGTCGCCTAACGGGGTCTGTACCTTGTTACCGCTTACAAGCTGTATCATAGGTAGTTTAGTCCGCTGGGACTGGCGAATTACGACCAGGACGTCGCCGCTAATCAATGCTTCGGCACGGGCCGCGCGCTGGATTGCCCCGAATGTGGATTTATGCTTCCAGTCGCATAGCTCCGGGTTCTTACCCCAGATAGCGAAACGGTTTTCGACCGACTCCGACCATTCGTTAAGGCTGTCTTCCGGAACCCCGATAACGTCTTCGTCTGGGCAGGCCTCGGGCGTTAAACCGGTGTTAATCTCGTTCGTTACGAGACGGCGGATAAGACCACGGGCGTAAAGGTTTTCGTTAAATAGCTGGGCCGACCTGGCGCGTAGCGTCCAGTAGTCGACGTGCTGTACTTGAGTAGTGCCGAAGCCGCCGAAAAATTTACCCCCGTCGAATAGGGAGTTTTCCCAAGGGGCGAACGCGGTTTGTCCTGCAAACGCGAACGGGTCGAGGTCGTCGACTGCCATTGTATCGGGCTGTTCGGGGGTGGCTTTCTTAAACCAGGTTCGGGGGTCTAGGCTTACCATGCGGGCCTCGTCGTTACTGTTCCGCTGCCATTAAGCCGCGCTTCGAGCGTGGCGCACCGGTTATACAACGAATCAATAGTCCGCTGTAGGGCGGCTAAATCCAGCTTCGTAACCGTCTGGCGGCTTTGCCCCGTATCGAGCGTATACGACTGTACGCCACTAGCCAAGGCGGTAGCGGCGTCCTCGTAGGCGATAATTTGCGCCTTGGTCGCTGTAATACGGTCTTGAATAAAAGCGCGGTCCATTACATGGTTACACCCTAACGGTTAGAAGAAGTAAAAATACTCTTATAGGCCTACAGTATACCCGCTTGGGGCCGCTACGCAAGCCTGCCGAATATATCCATATTGTCGTCCGACTCGGCGAAGTCCCAAAACTCGGGCCATTTAACGGTATCTAATTCGAAGTGCTGAATACAGATAGCCCAGGCCAAAATCTCTACGGCGGCGTGGCCGTAGCCGAGCAAATCCCAAAGCTCATTAGCCGCGTTACCTGGTCGGTGCCAGTAGTAAACCGTATTACCCTTATCGTCGGTCTTCTCGCGGCGGCTCTCGACGGTAAGCTCTTTAAGCTGCTTATCCGTAATATCCACGGGGGCGTTAAAGTGGTAGATTTTTTGCTGGCCTAGTTCTTCGTTCCAGTCCCTACGAAGAACTGGCGCCAAGCGGTCTTTATAGTGGTCCACCAGGATACGGTAGCCCGTCGTACCGGACTGGGTCTTAAACTCGGCGAACTCCTTAATAGTCTGGTTTTTACCGGGGCGGTCTCGACCCAGGATAGGGTAGACGCCGGCTTCGTAGTCGCTGCAAAAGGTCGTAACCGTGTCGTTAGCGTAACCCGCGTCGACCAGGGTAAGCGCTACGCGGTATTTCGTCCCGTCGTCCGCCTCGTAGACCTGGTCTTCGATAAGGTCGCGTAGGCGCTGCCACACTGGGCTAGTCAATTCGCCGCAGTCGTCTTGCTCGTTCTCCCGCTCAAAGCGCCAGTAGTCAATTACGTAACAACGTAGGTCGCGGGTCCAGCCCATAACGCTAACCGCCAGGTTACGGAGGTGTACGTCGACTTGGCAGGTAAGGAACAGGATTTTAGAGCCTGAATGTTTCGCCGCGTATTTATTTGGCATTTGCCCCAGGCGGTACACGGCGCGGCGGTGGGCCGATACGCTGGTAAAGCGGACCTTAGCGCCCATTACCTTAAATGGCACCCCCAGGGTATTGTTATAGTATTCCTGCAGCTTAGAAACGCTCTTTACCTGTTTGGTATCGGGGTCGAAACTTTCCAGGTAGTCCGATACGCATTTGTACCAGGGGCGGAAACCGAACGGGCTATAGAAGCTCGGTAAGTGATAGGACCGGATACCGGGCTCCTTTGGCTTGGCCGTGGGTTTCCAATGGGCGCCGTGTTCCTCGGAGAACAAGCGCTCTTTATCGGTCTCGTAATGTTCGTGTCCGCAGTTCGCGCAGCAATACCGGACCGAATCCAGGACGAGGGTACCGTCTTCCAGGTCCCAGCGGAAGCCGCCGACGAGGCCGGTTTCCTCGTTTACGTGTTCCTGCTTAAGCTCCTGGGGGAAGCTGCAGTCCTTACACAAAACCAAGTATTTACGCTGGTCGCCTTTCTCGTACGCTTCGCCAATCATGGACGGTTCAAGTAGCGGAGTAGACCCGCGAAGTATCTTACGTATCGACCAGTACGCGGAGAGTCGGGCGTCCGTTAGGGCGTCGCTGTTACCGTCCTGGCCTACGCTACGTTTCCAGCCGTCCAGCTCGTCTTTAAGCATTAGCGGTACGGAATACTGGCGCATTTTTGCCGCGTTAAGGGCGCCGTTATAAATCAAAAAGCCGCCGCCTTCCCACTGCAGAAAGTCTTTAGTTTTACCAGTCTTCCGGCTGTTACCTTCGTCGCTCGAACGGATAAGGTCGCTAAACCCAGATTCGTTAATCATGGGTATTATGTTGTTTTCCATCCGGCCGGCTGCCAGCTCCTTATCGGCCGTAATGAACATAGCGGCTTGCGTTTTGATATGGGCGATATAGTACAGGAGGATAGATTCGAGCAAGGTTGTATAGCCGGTCTGTACGCCTTTCATAAGGTTAACTTCGCGTACCGGCGATAGCGGGTCGAAACATTCGATAATTTCACGTAGGAACGGGAAAAGGTCGTAACGGATATAGCCGGGGCGCGGGCTTACGCCTTGCGGTAGATAGCGGTTTTCTTCGTTGAACTTTACCGGCGTTATACGCTCGATACTGTCCGGCATGGCGTCGACTTCTTCGATAAGCCAATCGAGGCCGACGGTTTCTAACTTAGGCATTTTTTAACACCCTCGTTATTTTCCCCTTAACCGGTTTAATGAACGAGCCCAGTATGTCCGAGACGTAGGCCTCGACCTCGCTAAGTTCCGCGCCGCCGGCGTGTTTCGATATCACCCCCGCCGCGATTGATTTAGCGCCGTCTTTGAGTAGTCGAAGGTGGGCAGCGTTAAACGTATCTATAACGCCATTTTTTACCAGGTCCCGGCTAATTAACTCGCCTTTTGTCTGGGCGTTCTTAAGCCGCTTTTCGTTGATAGCTTCGATTTTTTGGGTAGCGCTCAACCAGTCGACGAAGCGGGTATCGGTCCCGAACTTCTCGATAAGCTCCCGTAGCGTAAAGTCTGCGAACGCCTGGATATCTTCCGGTATGTCGATAGTCCCTTCGCGTTCCTCCGGTGGCGGCTGGCGCTTCTTCGCTTCCTTGGCCGCTGCCGTTCCGCGTACGTGTGGTTTCGCCGGCTTGGTAGCCACGGGGTCGGCTTTCTTCGCTGGTGCTGGTGGCGTCTGTTTGTCGAGAGGGTCCATTCCTGCAGGTATCAGGCCGTTAGCGCGCATAGTCGCCATTATCGCGGCGGCACGGTTGTAGCCGATTCTAAACTGGCGCTGTATGGACGACGTAGAGTAGCGGCCCTGTTCGTTGCACCAGACGACCGCGTCTTCGTACAGATTGTCGAGCCCTGCAGCCGCCGGCGGGGTCTGGGCCTTCGCCTTCTCTTCCAGGTATGCGACGGCCGACGGGTGGTTCGCGTCTATGCGCTTTCCGTCTACGGCGTCTTTCAAAATGCTACTACAGGCCTTCGTCACAGCGGCACCGGATACGCCGGCCTGGCGGGCAAATTCGGCCCGGCTTACAAGTTTTTTAACCATACGGGGGGATTATAGCGGCTCCCCCTCGTAAAGTTAAGACCGGTTAAGAGAGGCCCTTTTATGCGAGAGCCGCGCGGTAGAATCAAAAC